CGAAACTTGTAGAAGTCCTCGGTAATCCAAGGGTTCTTACGTAGGAATGAGCGGAGCATTCCTCGCTGTTTATCATCAATCTTAGACTGACGACACCGTTTGTTCTTTAGTTCTTCTGCAGAGGTAGTACGTTGCTTAACCTCACCATTCAGAAGACCTACAAGAGTATAAAGTTGATCTGTGTTCATCTCACTAAGACGATCACCAACCTTATTCTCCTTTTCTAAATCTTGATTGTGATACAGATAACCAGAGGCGTACATAGTATAGACCTTGTAAATGTCAATCCCGCGCTCTTGCCAGTTAAAATGTTGTCCTCTTGTCCAAGAAGTATCTGCTGCTTGAAAAGAGTTCTTTACGAATACAGGCCAATCTGCCTGAAAGCCTAACCATGTAGGGTGCATAGTATATTCCTATTATGTTGTTGTGGTATTTTATAATTGGGTTAGACCCCAAGCCGAAGCTCAGGGTCTACCGTTAGTAAGTAGCTTAGGCTACAACGCTGTCGAAGAAGTAACCAAGGTCAGCACCGATAACTTTCATGTCATCAGAACACTTAACTTGGATCATCTCTGCAACCTGTTGTCGCTTCAGAGCATCGTCAGAGAAGGACTCAACAGTGATGCCGAGGCCACCAACATTAGGGATAGCATCCCATGTGAAGATAGCGCCAGAAGCTGGTGTCTTAAGACCCATTGCAGAAGGCTTGTAAGCCAACATAGCGTGCTTGCCACCGATGAAGTCGATGTTATCTGCAAGACCTTCTTTAGCGTCGTTGTAGACAGCTTCCATTACCAAGAACTGCTCGACCTCAAAGATTTCAGCCAACTTAGCATCAGTAATCAATGCAGGGTTAGAGACTGTAGAGCCACCGTTCAAACGAGCGAGGATGTCAGGGTGGTTCACGAGGATGTCACGTACCGCTTTACCAACAACCATACAGTTCGGCTTGTAACCACCGGACTTAAGCTGCATCGCACGACGAGCGTTAGTAACGTCAACGATTGGTGTAGAGTTCGTGTAGTCAGACCACAAGTTAGAAGGAGTAGTTTCTGTACCCCAAACACCAGCCTTGAAGAATGTGTCAGCCCAACGGACTTCACGGTCAATGAGAATCTTTTCGATCAGGACGTTAGCACCCTGCGAACGGAACTCAAGCATTGTGTCTTCGTTAGCAAGCTCTTGCTCGTCGAAGTCCATGCCGATGCCGCGTACTTCAGCGAAGTAGTTGTCATTCGAGAGGGACATACCAACGCGGTTCACTTCAGTACGAGGCGCAAGCAACTTAACGTCGCCGTGGCGCAGACCTTCACGGTCATACTTGTAGAACTTGTTGGACTGTTTATCAACGGAGATAGTGCCAAAGACCTTATCCGCTACGAAGTTAGTTGTATCCTGAGCATAAGCAATGGTCAGGTTAGTCAGAGGCACATCAATGTGTACCTGCGATGGTGTCAACATAGGCATAGTATAGTTTTCCTTTCAAACAGCTTACGCAGAAGCGTTGCCGCCTTGGATGAGTTCGATTTCGATAACTTGTGCAGCAACACCAGCTTCACGAGCGTAGCCCATGATGATGTCACCTGTGGTTGCGTCTACAGCACGACCCGTTGCGTCAGTAGCAACAGCGCCCCCAACGGTAACTGTACCACCAGCTTCTACCATAACCGATCCAGTCATTACGACTGTTACTGCACGAGTAGCCGCGCCTTCAACCAACAGAACGCCTACGCAGTTCTCACCAGCAGAGTCAGCCAGATCAACTTGACCGTCAGCTTCCAGAGTTACGAATTTGAATTGTGCAGTTGAGAGGTCTTCACCTGCAACGAAAGTGCGTGTGTCACGCGATTGCATAGTAGCCATGAGTTATTCTCCTTTGTAGGCTTTAGCGATAAGGGACTTGCCTTCTTCAGTCTTAGCGACAGCCGCATAAGCCTTGGCGTAATCCTTCTTGGTCAGGCTGTTCTCATCCATGTGAGCCTTAACCATATGTTCAACTTTATCAGAGGCAGAGGAGAAATCCCCGTCTACGTCTGCTTTACCGAACTCTTCCATTTTGTCTGCAAACGCTTTGTCCGCAGCAGCAAGAGCTTCCATCAGCATATCTACTTCGTCCATCTTAGACACAGCAGACAGCAGACCTTTAGCAGCCTCAACAGAGAAATGCGGAAGGGTTTCTTCAGCTTTCTTAGTCAGGGCCATATCGGCTTTCTCAATCTCAGCAGTTTCCAGAGCCTTCAGGATAGGTGCCGGAATGTCAGCCTTATTGATCTGTTCACCTTCGTACTCGACAAACTCTTCAGGAGCTTTCTTTTCGATGGCTTCAGCTTTAATTACGTAGCCTTCGTCAATCAGACCTTTGCGGAGACGTTCGTTCTCTTGGGTGAGCTTCTCAGCGTCAGCCTTAAGGGTCTCAATCTCAGCAGCGAAGTCTTCAGCAGGGGCAGCTTCTTCAGCTTTCTCTACGTCATAACCCAAAGCCTTCATGGCCTCAGCTTTACCGCATGAGTGCTTCTCCATGTACGCCTTCATCTTTGCGTCCTGTTCTTCTGTCATTTTATTGACGTCCTTTGTATCTGGGGTATCGTCCCGTTTGAAAAGAGTAACCATTGCTTCTGCATTGGCTGGACGATCAACCAAAGATAGCTCCTCTAGTTGAAGTTCGAGCAACTCAGTCGCCATTGTACTCTCCTTTTACCGCACGACCCCCAATACTGAAGGCTGCGAGTTCTCCACTTTTAACCTTAGCCCAGACCTCATCGTCATAGACCTTAAAAGCAACTAGCCAACCTTCACGGTCAGCCTCTAAGCCGACAGATTTATTGATCTCGTTAGTGCAGGGCCACGAATGAACCACTACACCGACTTGATCTCCGTCATGCATTTGTTTACCTACACGCACATGCTCCATGAAGTTATTCACAGCCTTAACGAGCGTATCAGGTTTAATTACGTCACCCTGACGATCCACTACTGGTTCGCCTTTCTCGGTGATAACAGAGGCCCATCCGTAGACTAGCCTTTGCTCTTCATCAGACTTGAGGATTTGACCCTCAACAGCCTTTGTCATTTGTCCCACAGAGGTTCCTTTCTCCCACATACGGCAAGACCAGTATCGGGCGCTAGTCTTATCTGTTGCTGTGTCACATGAGTGGCGAGACCTGAAGTTAGCACGAGCCTTGGGGTCATCCCTACGGATCTCCATGTTAGGATCACCAAAGGTAACTTTCTTAGTCTTGTTACCGTCCTTGACGTAAACTCCGAACTTCTTAGAGCTACCTTTAGGCAACCTAAAAGGTTTGTTCAGGGGTTTGTCAGCTTTATTGATTTCATCCTCAGTAGGAAGAGTGTCTGGATCATACATTAGCTATTCCTTAAGGTGCATCCGTTACAATGTCAGCAGCAGTCATGTTGTACATAACGAAAGTTGCAGTCCCCACATTGTCTTGAATATTAGGGTACGTGTCACCGTCTCCCATGCGCCACCAATGATCTGGGGGTGCACTTAAGGCAGACAGGTCATGGGTGGAACCCGAGTCGTAAATGTCAGAGATGTTACCTGACTGATCTGAACCCCAAATAGCCAGTTCGTCCACGCGACAGTCTCGCATGTAGTTACCGCTTTGGCGACCAATTCGGAAGTTGTCTGCATCCACACTACCAGTCCAGCCATAATTAGAGTGACTTTTGTTTGTGGACTGCAAGGCACCATCAATGTATATTTTGAACCTCCCGTAGTAGTCTGACATATCTGACGATGACGCTCCGGTAGTACCCCCGTCATAGCTAATTAAGAGATGTTGCCACTGGCTGGGGGTAAGGCTTCCTGCACTGGTCTGCATACGGAGGTTGTTGTTATTGCTACCGTAACGTAGGCGAAGCAGCTTATTACCGCCAGAGTTAATCTGCATAAGCTGTATGTATCCGCCATTGGCAGTGTCACTGTCTCCAAAATACAGAAGAACCTGCCCTTGATTATTTACCGAAGGCTTAAACCACATAGATATTGTCCACGCATCTCCGCTTCCAGAACCATTACTAGAGCGTCCAAGTTCTGCGTCAAGGAGGGCGGCATTAGCACCTAACCAATCTTGGTTCTGGAAGTTCACACTCTTAGTGTTTGAGAAAGGAGGGCTAGATACTACAAGGGAAATAGTTTCGCTGTCTTCACCAAAGTAGTTGACAGCCTTAGCGGTCATGTTGTAGGTGCCTACTGCTAGACTAGAACCCCCAATAAGTTTTCTCAAGTTACCTTCTACATTAACTACACCAGAGGGAATGTTGTCCCACTCATAACCTACACCATTGGTGGCGACGAGTTCGTAGTTAAGAGTGTCACCTTCTGTGAGGTTTACTGTGGTGGCCGAAGTAATCACAGGCGCTACACCATCGGACCCACCCGCAGAGGAGAACTCAGCGTTTAAGGCGTTGCAGACCTCTAAGGCAGTGGACCCATAAGCCGAACCACTTTGATCTACAAAGTCAGCAAAAGGTACGTCAGAGAAGATTTGTATGCCTTTGGACAAGTCCTGAACGTTAATTACAACGTCTGACGGGCCATTCATAGTTGCCTGTAAGGAGTTTAGGAACTGCACACCATTGGAGTTTTCAATAAACACCGCGTTAGCATCTTGGTCCTTATAAACCGTAACAGTCATACTAGGCTTTCCTTATCTCTATAGCCATACCAGCATTGACAACCGTACCTGAGCCAGATAGCTTAATCTGAGGCTGGATTGGGCCGAGCCTTGTGTTGTCATCGCCTATGTAAATGTAATCTGTGGTGAGGGAGTGTCGGTAGGGTACACCAGAGCCTTCATCAAGTTTACCTACGCTCTTTTCCAAAGTGTACTCTCCAGCACCCGAGCCTAGTTGGTATCTAAACTTTAGGTTAGAGTTGTTAGAGTTTGGCGTTACTGTATAGTCCATACGTATTAGGATAGAAGACCCTATAGGTAGCTCATTAACTAAGATAGAGCCTGTTGCCCCATCTAGCATGTTAGTCACACCCGTGGGGAACTTAAGGTTAGTGAAGGCCCCGAGTCCGTTGTTGGGCAAGTCTGTCCAAGTTTCAGTTGTTAGGGTGACAGGGGAAGCAGTAGATGACGTGTCGTTGTAGTCAACAAAACCCCCAATGTCGATTGGACGTAGAGTAGGTACAACAAAGGTCTTGTTGTTGTTGCACTTGACAATAAGCTGTTTGTCATCATCGAGAGTAACGCTGTGGAGCGCGAAGTGTCCTAAAGGCAGACCTGCACCGTTCTGGATAACCTCAGTCTTATTCGTAACAGAGACCTTACCAGCAATAGTCATATCTCCATCATCATAGGCAACAACAAGCATGTTCTCATTGTTCACCTTGATAGACTTGATACCACGTCCCTCTTTACCGTCTGTACCATCAGTTCCGTCTGTACCGTCTTTACCTTTAGGTCCGGAGGGGCCATCTAAACCGTCAGCACCCCTTTTACCTACGGCACCATCTAAACCGTCACGACCGTCTTTACCGTCTAGGCCATCTGACCCATCTTTACCGTCTTTACCTGCGATACCGTTTAGACCGTCAGTACCTCTTTTGCCTAACTCGCCCTGTTTCCCTTTTAGACCTGGTAGGCCATCTACCCCATCTTTACCTTCTAGGCCATCTGTAGGCTTAGGGATGTTATTG